CAAATCGGCGGGAAAGATTCGGGAAAGATTACAAAGATTCGGACCATTTTTGTAATCATTCCGGGAAAGATTCGCCCCAATTGGGAAAGATTAGGGAAAGATTCAACCGGTCGCGACAAACACCAAACCCGTTTTTGTGGAACTCGGTTTTTCGACCATATCGACCAATTTTTGTTCGATTAGCGAATTTAAGGCTTCGTTTAAGTCTTTCTTTCGGAACCTCCGGAACTTCCGCAAAATTTGGGTTTTGCTCCGACCGGCTTTGGCGTCCGCGATATATTCCCGGATTTCTTCCAGATCCCGTTCCCATTGCGTTTTCCCGATTGCTTCGGCTTTGTGGATAATGAACCTGGCCCCGTAATTCGCTAAAGCGATTCCGGCGTTTATGTCGTTAATATCTATTTCGAAAGCCTCAGTCGGATTGTGACGGCCGCAAGCGATAATCAAAGCAAACTTAACCGCTCGCTCCGAAACTCGCGACCAGATGGCAGCGTCGGCCGCCTGTTCGCCGATTCTCTTATCTTCGATTTGCTCGCGCTGATCGTCGATTCTCTCTTGGGCTTCCGTGCTTAATTTGATTTCTTTTTCTTCGACCATCGCCAGGTCGTTTTCGGCTTGAAATTGCGCCCACCGCTGACAATGTTCGATTATCCCTTTGGGTATTTCCTGCCTCTTTAATCCTTTTCGGCTTTTCTGATAATCTCCGGAAACGACCCAAAACCGAGCCAAAAGCCCGTCTGTAAGGTTTTGTTTCGTCATTCCGTCAAAGAATGTTTCTTTAGTGCTAGATCCGTAAATGATGCAATGCGGGTATTCGATAACGGGGTTTCGGTCGGCATCGGCGTAACAAGTCGCGACATATTTGGGGCTTCCCGCGGAAGAATACAATTCCAACAAAACTTTATTGATTAGGGCCAAATGGTTTGAACCCTGGTTTTTCTTATTGATGGCTGAAAATAGATGGCCGATTTCGTCCAGGGGAAAAAGCGAACACGGGGCTTTTTTAGCTAATTGATTCAAAAGCCCAGCGTTCGACCCGATAGACGCTGGCCCGTGTAGTTCATCGGCCCCGCATTGATGAAGGATTTTATTGATTATTTCCCGCGGGTAATTCTTACCGCTTCCGCTTGGGGCGATTGCTGCAATATAGCAATTCCCCCGAACCCCGCCTTCGGTAACCGTCTTTCGGCCAATCAAAGCGGCGACGGTACATAAAGCCGCCCCCAATGCTAATTCGCTTTGTGGGTATAAAGCCGAATCGCGGATAAAATCCCGAATGGCCCCGACTAAGCCTGGAATTTCGAAATCGGGAAGTTTTGGAATCTCCGCTTTGGGGGGTTCTTCTTCTTCTTTTACATCTTCTTTCCAAAGAACATTAAAATCGAAATCGTCGGTTTGTGTGGTTTTGATAATCCCCGCGGGTTTGGTTTCCCTTGGGGTTCCCTTGTCCCTGGCGTTTTTAACGCATCTCCCTAGCTCGTTTTCGTTTAGCGGTTTCGCAAGCATCTTATTCCATAATTCCAGCGTCTCCATAACCGTTTCAGTTGTTAGCATTTCCCCGCTATCGCCCTTAAGAGAGAACAAATGGCCCGCCAGGTTAAACGCGGTGCTATTCCTTGCCCCCTCTAATGGCCGGTCGGCGTTCTGAATGTAGGCTTCGCCCCGCTGTCTCAAATCTGACCCGCTGCCAATCTGAATAAAGGTTTCGGGGAACCTTGGCTTCGGGGTTTCCGGCGTATGCTTTTGGATTAATTCGGCGGGGTCGAATTCGTTTACTTCTTTCCCGAACTCCGGAATAAACATTTCGGTAAAGGTAAAGAATCGCCCGGATTCGTAGATTTCCATTTGCCCATCGCCAATATCGAATCGGTGTCGGCAAGCGTCCGGAAGTTTCCCTTTACAGAATATTTTTAATCCTTTTAGCGACGGGCTTATTTCGGAATAGCTCAAAGCCGCGTTTAAGATTTCTTCGGCCCAAGGCTTAAAGGTTTTGGTTTTCCTTGTAACCTTGGAAACGGAATTATCCAAGTCGATACCAAAGAACCCGTCCCCCTCTGTAAAGACAAACGCGACCCCATCCACGTTTCGTTTTTCGTAAATGTCTTTCGCTTCGTCGTATGTCATAAAATCAGCGGGGCGGTCTACCCCGGACGATTGGCCCCACTTGTTTAACGGAACTTTCCGCCCGTCTTTCATTTTCCAAATAAGCCATTGCTTTAATCCCTTAATTTCCATTCCCCTAAATCCCTTTTTTTAACTCCGATTCGTCCCAATATTGCCCAAAAACTTCGCAACCGTCGTCACAACTACCGGCGATTTCGTCGCCTTCGTTCTCATTGTTTGCATTAGCTAAAAGCTGAACTGTCGTCGTGTGTTTTCTAAATATCTGTCTTTCTTCCCCCGCTCCGGTGTTTTTGTAAAGTTTTTCCATTCGTTTAGGAAAATCAAAAACTTCTGGTCGTTCCTTTGCGATTCGTTTTAATTTCTTAAATGTCTTTTTGTAACACCAAACGCAATTCCCCAAATAATTGGGAATCCCTAATTTGAATGGTTGTTTATCCCACCAATCATCGACTGCTTTTCTATCCCAATTCGAATTCACCAAAGGATACCAAAACTTATATTCCTTTCTCTTGGCGTTCATTCGGTCCATTTCATCCGAGCGGATACCGATACAAGTCGTGTAGGTTCCCCAATTCCAGCCAATTGATTTCAAATAGGATTGCATCGCGTTTACCTTCAATTCGCGAGTACAAAAAAGAAATTTAGGGTTTGGTAATCCGTATTTTTTTATCGCTTCTTCGAACGGTTCCCCCTTGCGGCTTGCGGTTTCGTAATCAACTATTTTATGCGTGCAACCTTTCCTTTCCCCGTGATGGGTGACCGCTTCCAACCAAACAACATTCCAACCAAATTCTTTTTCGCAATTGTGGACGAACTCCAAAGTTTCTTCGGCTTCCTGCCCCGTATTAGCAAAAGTGATAACGATTTCGTGAGTGTCGCTAAATTGCTTAATTATTTGGTGACACATTTTCCCCGATGTTTGGCCCCCGCTAAAACTTACCGTTATTCGCTTCGTTCCATACGGCGGTTCTTGAAACCTTTCTTGCGGTTCCATTTCTTCAAATAAAAATCCCATTCCCCTAAATCCTTTTTCGTAATTAATTAAAACGGAATATCATCGTCGCTATAAAATTGTGATAACTCTACCTTCGGTATCTCTTGGTCGAATTCTCTTTGGGTAACCCGCCAAAATCCGTTGTCGCGTTTCGCGGTTATCTTAACTGGCTTTCTTGTCCCGCCTTCATTAAAAACCGCCAGGGCGTCCCAAATGCTATCGGGAAACATATTCGCGGAATGGTCGGCCCAAAATTCTTTCGCCTTCTTTAACGCGAAACCTTCGTGTTCAATACAAACCCATTCGGAAATTTGCATAGTGTCGGCCAAATTCCCTTCTTCTTCGTCTTTGTAAACATAGTAATCGACCCGCATTGTGTCGCGTTTCCCTTCGGCTTTCGCTCGATTGAAATTCCAGCGAACATCGGAAACCCGATATTCCCGCGCATCTTGGGGAAACCTTTTAAGGATCTCCGCGGAATGGTCGGCAGTCGCTTCGTGTTTCGGCCCCGGTTCTTCGTCGCTAAATACAAAATGGCAATCGGGGCAAACCCTTACACTAATCGAACAAACCGCGTCACATTTGGGGCAAGACTTTTTCGGGGCTTCCCCTTCTTCGTCGCTTTTACTTTTCTTGCGTCCAAAGTCGGGGTCGTCTAAAGCTCCGTGTCTTTGCGTATTCTGCCCGAAATCCAGAACCAAACAGTTTTCTTTTCCATCGTGGGTTCGCAAACCCCGCCCGACCATTTGAGCAAACAAACCCGCCGAAGTCGTCGAACGCAAAACCGCCACACAATCAATTCGGGTCGCGTTAAATCCGGTCGTCAAAACATTTACGTTTATCAAATACTTAATTTCCCCCGCCTTGAAATCGCGAATGTAAGCCGCCCTTTCTAGTGGTAGGGTTTCCCCGGTTATCAAAGCGACCGGTTCGGAAGTCTTTGTTTCGAATTCCTGTTTTACTTTTTCCGCGTGATTAACTCCCGCACAAAAAACCAAGACGCTTTTTCGGTCCCTGGTCGATGACAAGATTTCTTCGACCGCTGCGACCGTGATTTGGTCAAATGCGGATTCCATCCCCCGCGTCGTAAATTCCCCGCGGGCTTTTGGTAGTTTGCTGGAATCGACTTCGCAATTTGTTTTTTCGTTTGTCAATTGCGATAGATAACCGGCTTTGATTAAATCGCTTATTTGGGCTTCGTAACAAATCCGGTCGAATAATTCGCCTTCGGTTAATTCGCCTTCGCCGGTTCTAAATGGGGTCGCGGTTAAACCGATAACGAAAACCGTTTTATTGATTGCTCGAATGTCGGCTAAAAATCTCCCGTACATTGTGGTTTGGTCGTCGGGGATTAAATGGGCTTCGTCTACGATAACCAGGTGTCGCCGGTCCAATAATTCCGCGTTTTTGTAAATGCTTTGAATTCCGGCACAAACAATATCCGAACCGGGTTCTTTTCGATTCAAACCCGCGGAATAAATCCCTACTTCGCAGCCGGTTAAACCTTCAATCTCCGCGGCGTTTTGTTCTAACAATTCTTTTCGATGGGCCAAAACAACAATTCGCCCATCCCACCCGATAGCGTCTTTAATTAGCTGCGCGATAACAAGGGATTTCCCCGCCCCGGTCGGTAAGACGATTAGCGGGTTTTTCTTATCCCTGCAACAATCCCAAGCGGCCGCGACCGATTCGCTTTGGTAATCTCTTAGCGTGATTTCTTTTTTTGTTTTAATTGGTCTGACCCTAAGCGTTCGGTTTCTTCTTTTTGTTTTCATCATTTCCCCTTTTTGTAAAAACCCCGATTTTTAAGCGGAATCGGGAAACCGCGAAAATGCGATATTAAAAACGTATCGCCCGTTGAATGTAAAACGACTGCAACATGCCGGACAGATTTACATTCTTTAGCTAAGTTTGACCCCCCGAAAGGTAAACACCGCCAAACTTAACACCTGAATCCCCGACGGCCGGGGCGGTTTTTTATAAAAGATTTCAACGCGGGATAAACCGCGGAACTCAGTTTGTATCGGCTTTGGTGTTCTCTCCGATACTTGAAAGCAAAACTTACTAATCATTCCAGGGGCTTGCGTTTGTCGTTTCCGGCTTGGATTCAACCGGAACCGATGCAACCGAAGAAACCTTTTTAATTTCGTTAGTAAGTTCTCCCGTATCGCTTCGCGTTCGCGTTACGACTTTCAATAACAACGGTTTGTCGTGCAATTCTTCGGAACTGGACGGGTTCAAAATTCCGGTAGCTTTCCGGATTTCTGCCAATCGTTGATTGGCAATCTTTACCGCGGTTTTGTTTGCGTTCCATAAATTCAAACGGTCCCAAAGCCGGCGTTCCTTAAATTCCCCTTCCACAATCTGAAAAGTAAATTCCAGGTAATAACCTGTTTTCGCTTTCGTCTCTTTCTTTTCGCTTTCCACAATAAGCGCGACATAATCGCCTGGGGTAATCGGTTCGAAATCGTCGTTTTCGACTTCTATAGAAAAATCCAAATCTTCGAAATTCACCATAATAAAATCCCTTCCTCAATAAATGGGTTCCAAAACATATTCGGCAACGGCTTCGAATTCGTAATTACAAGCCGGACAAATGATAAATTCGCCTTCTAAATTTCGAATCGACTTTAGGCCGCTTTTACATTGCGGGCAAAAATAGCGAATCCGATATTCGTCGGGCGGTTCGATTAAAATTTTGGGTAAGATGCTCCCGCGGAATTTATCCATTGATGAATTCCCCATATTCGAAACCATCTTTTGACATCGCGATTTCCTCCGGAAGTCCAATCCGGTTTTTCGCTAAATGGCTTGGTCGCTCCGTCGTGTAAATGATTCGTTCGCCCGTTCCCTTCGCCAAGTTTCGTTTTCGGTTAAAACCTTCGTCGGTCGTTTTGTTGTAAACCTTGAAATTACAAAATAAAACTTCGTCGCAAAATTCCTGCACTAAAGAACCAACCCCGTAACCTTTCGAATTAACGTGTAACTTCGGCGCGTAGCGGTCGTAAGATTCCATTTCCGGCGATTCAAAACGCTTTATTGAACAATGGGCCAAAAGCAAAACATTAATTCCGTTTTCGATAACATTGTTCAAAAACAGAATAAGTTTCTCGAAATACTCTGTCGCTTTGTCGTAACCTTTCCCGTAAGGAATGTCGGCGATTGTTTCGAAGTTTCCTCCGGCGTCTTTCAAAACCTCTTTGTAAATTAGCTTTTCTAACCAGTCGACCGAATCAATAACCAGGGTTTCGAAACTATGGTTTTGCGCTTCGGTTCCCCCCATTTCAATAATCGGTTGCCAAGCGTCTAAAAGCGTTTCGCATTTTGGAAACGACATTACCGCCAGGTCCGAAAGCCCATCTTCGATATTGATAAAAACCGGGTTCGGCCATTTCGCGGCCCAACTGGATTTCCCGATTCCTTGAACCCCATAGAGAAGCGTTCGTCGGGCTTTCTTTTTTTGCGTTTGTTTTACTTTGTCAAAAATACTCATTTCTAAATTTCCCTTTTCTAAAAAAAACTGAACTTGTTAATCTTCTGCTTTCTCTCGGATCTCGTCACACTTGCGGATAATCCACCGCTCAATCTCCAAAAACTGATCATCAGTACAGTCGATGACAACTGTGTTCCCTTTGTAGTCTCTGAAATAAAGACGATCAAAGTCGACGTAAAAAAAATCGAACTTTGTCAAAACTTCTTGGGTAACTTTCATAACTAACCTTTCTAAAAAAAACTATCTCGATTCCTAAACAAAATAATCGAATTTGGATTGCTTCCTTTGTAATCTTTTTTGTCGTCCGGATGGAATAACGCTTTCCCCCTTTCTAGTCGGCTTTGTAAGATTCTCTTTTTTTCTTCGCTCCCAGGCGGGGCGTCGGTCGGCTTGCCATCTAAAGGCGGATTGAAATTATTATCGTTTCTAAAGTAAGCAAGCCAATCATTTACCGTTTTAAGTTTCTCTTTATCTTTCTTTGTTAAAATGCTTTTTAAGTATGATTCGCAGTCTTTCCCGCATTTGTGTGATTTGGAATTAAGAACGTAATTCAAATCGAAGTTTTTAGTTTTCCCACAATCACAAACGCAAGCGACGAAAAGACGCCCGTTAACCGCTTCGGGTTTTTCGACAACAGTTAAAAAGCCAATCTTCGAACCGATAGGAAACCTGGCCGCGTAAACCCTCCGGCGATTGTCTAAGGCTTTTTCCCTTCGCTCTCTTTTGATTCTGTTAATTCTTTCTTCTTCGCTTTCCAAAACTGGATTCCCTTTTTCTTCGGTTGCGATTTCCTTAATTTTTTAATTCGTTCCCATCGCTTGGGAAACTTTTCAACGAACCAAAGCCCCGATTCGACCGGCGACAAATGCCAAAAAAATTTGTGGCATCCCGCACATAAAGCCTTTATGTTTTCCGGTTCTACTGCCAAAGCTCTATCTTTCGGAGTGTTGGGGATAACGTGCGAAGCGTCGATTTTGAAACCTTCGCTTTTCGCTTTCCCGCATCTTTGGCAAGTGTAACCGTCCCTTTCTTTCGCTATCGTTTTCGCGATTGTCAAACATTGCTTATAAACTTGGGTCGCTGTTGGTTTCTTCCGTGGCATTAAAGTAATTTTCCATAATCTGAATCGCGATAAACTCCGCGACTTGCGGAACTACCGCGTTTCCTAATCCTTTTAGTCTGTTGATTCGATTTGGGCTTTTAACAGTAACCCGCGGAACCCCTTTTTCCCAATCTCCGTTTTTCCAAAAATTTAAGTCTCGGTCCAACCCTCCGGAAAGCCCATTAATAATTCGACCCAATTCGGGTTTAATTGTCCCTTCGCTGTCTCCGTCCCTTTCCCGTTTAACGCTGCATTGTGTAGAGAATCTTGAGCTCGGCTTCTCCCGTCCTTCCTTGTCAAACTCTCCGTTCGGTATCCTCCTTTGTGAATCCTCGCGGTCGGGGTCGGGAACATTTGAACAAATTGGTTTAATCCTTTCTGGCATAGTCTCCCCGTCTCTTTGTCGTAAAGTCTTTGGTTGAAGTGTTCGGGCGGGTTCCCTTCTTTGTCCACAAGCCTTTCTGCCTTGATTCCAGGCGGGTTTGCTGATGGGGTCGGGAATTTCTCCGGCGTTTGAACTTGCGCCGTTAGATTGTTCTGATGGTCTTTCCGCCATTTCTTTGTCGCTTTCCCCGCGTCTTGGACTGTCGGCGTTATCCACATCCGGCAACCTGGGTGTTTCTGCATCGACGGGGCTAGTTGATTGGCTGTAGCTGTTGGCGTAGCCAAGAATGAAAATCCGGTCCCTGATATGCGGCGCACCAAGGGCGGCAGCCGGTATGCAATGCCATTCCGCATCATACCCGACCGCGGCCAGCGTTCCACA